CGCCTTGGGATTATCGGCATGGGCCGGATTGGCCAGGCGGTCGCCCGGCGTGCCAAAGCGTTTGGCCTGCAGATCCACTATCACAATCGGCACCGGGTGCATGCGGCGATAGCGGAAGAACTGGAAGCGGAGGCGGAAGTGGAAGCCTTGAGAAAGCTCGCAAAAGAGTTGTTTGTTAAGGCTGAGGCCGAGGAGGACCCACAAAAAAAGACTGTCCTCTTTAAGCAGGCACAGCAAGTCGAGAAACGAGCAGCCGACAAAGAGAAAGCGATTACACCCGAAGCAAAAAAGGAATAAGCCGTGTCTGACGACGCAATATATCGTACATCCCTTTCGGTGTTCGTAGGCAAAACCTTGGACAAGTGGGCCAAGGACAAGAAGGACAACCTGGAAGACAAGCTCCAGATGAACTTTGAGGCCGTCACGAACCGCGACTCCCGCATTAAGCGCTGGAAGAAGGGTGAAGGTAAGGGCTGGCGTTCCACGACCTGGATCGGGTTCGTCCGGGTGAAGATATGGTCGTTTTACTCCATATTTTTAGACACGGTTTTAAAGGCCGGAAAGATTCCTTTCACACTTGAGGCAAGTCCTTACGATGAGGACTACTTAGACGAGGCGGGCATTAAGGACCGGGACGAGCGCATAGAGCGCATGACTTCAAAGATCGAGCACCAGCTACAGGCGCGCAATGCTGACAGGGAATACATGCAAAAGTGGCTGTCTGGTGCCTATTACGGCATGGGGTTTTCCGCGTTTGACATTGAGGAAGTCGAGTCCACCGAGTTTAAGCGGGTGGATTTGGGTGCGGGTAGTGATGCAAGCCAATACCTGACGCCAGAAGAAGTCCAACAAAACACGCGCTATGAGTTAGTCCGTGAGTCCGAAAACGTGCCGGGTCATCGCTACGTGAGCGTGTGGAACATGATTTGGGATATGGAAAGCAGCCAGGGCCTTCAACCGAAATACAGCGCCGGGTATGCCGAGATTGTTCCGTCATCGCCCTACAATCTAAGGGAGTTGATTGAAAAGCCGGGATATATCAAGAAGGCAATCGAGCTTGTAATCAAGAACAGCACTGACGACTCAGGCCAAAAAGATATGTCCTCTGCAACCCCAGGCCTTCGTAATATTGAAGACCGCAAGAACAACATTGAGCGCCGTGCATTCTACATGCGAGTACCCAAGAAGCTCGCAGACGAGTTCCAGAAAAAGATGTTGAAGGGTGGCGATACGACGACCCTTGACTTCATAGAAGACTACGAAGAGGCCGAGACCAGCGGCGATGACGTTGAGATCATGGGCGAAATCGCAGACAAGGAAATCATTCGGTATATCCTGAATAAGACTGGCAAGCGCCCCCACAAGATGTGGGTAGTCGAGCAAAACCTGGACGAATCCAGCGGAAACGGCATCGCCGACAACATGGAGGACGCCCAAGCTTCTCTTGTGGGTATGATTAGGAGTTTTGAGGACAACAAAAAGCTGTCTGCGAACATCACGACAGCAATTAAGGCGCGGTATTTCAATAACCCGGACCAGCTAAACGATATCGTGCCGGGCAAGAAATACGATATCGCGGACTCGTGTCCCGATGTACGCCTGGCGATTTTGCCTATCGTGTACCCTGACGTGGGCGAGTCGTTGATGAGCGGCATTGGGTTAATGATGCAGCTTAAAGACGATGTTTCGATGATTCCGACAATCCTGCAAGGCTTTACCCTTCCGAAACACGCCCCGGACACTGCTTTTGAGATGAACGAGTTGAAGCAGAGCGCCGGGAAGTATATAGGCCAGGCGATCCGTAACGACGATGAAATGTTCATAGAGCCTGAGATACAGGACATCTACGAATACAACATGGTTTTCGGGGAAGACGAGAGGTGTAAGTGTAACTGCAAGGTCAAGGCTAACGGCTTTACGTCGTTTCAGAACAAGGAGATCAGGGGCCTTAGAATGCAGCAGGCATTGAATCTGTTCGTCACGAACGAGTTCTTGCAACCGTTTGTCGAGGTCAGGCCTCACCTTGAAATCATTTACGAGGCCATGGACGAAGATCCTGACAAGTTCATTAAGAGCGAAGAGCAGATGGCGGCAGAGGCGAAGCAGCGGGCCGAACAGCAGGCTCAGGCAGAGCAGAAGGCTTTACAGCTTCTTGCGGCTAAGGAGAAACTAGAGACGCAAAGCAAGGCCGCCCTACAGGACCAGGAGCACGACCAGGAGTTGGAGCAAGCTGACCAGGAGCACGACCAGGAATTAGAACAGGGCGACCAGGGCCATGAACAAGACATGGCTCTTGCGGAACAGGAGCACGTCCACACCATAGAGGAAGAGGTTTTGAAAGCTGACCTACAGCAGCCCAAGGAGGCTCAGTGATGTGTGACAAGGATTACTCAGAGGCAATGGAGCGGATAGTTACCCAAAACTTTCAATTACGTGAAGAACTCGGGACTCTGAAGTTGGAATTAGCAAAGGCTGGTGTTACTGGACCACCATGGGATGTTTTACACAAAATTCAACGAGTAGATTGGCGGTGTGATCTTTTGAGGAACCAATTAGATGGCGTCAACTATGAACTCAAATGCACCAATCTCAGCAACGCGATATTGCTTGAAGAAATTGCGAACCTAAAGAGTATTCAAGCTCTGACAATTTGGAAAAAAATAAGTCTTGTTATTTTTTACTTCAGCCAACGGTGGTGTAAGACATGAACAATTTAACGGATCTTGGATACAGCGAGGCTGACAAGGTTGAAGAATTGGCGGTTGAACTTCACAAAAGGATTGAAAACGAAACCAGCAATCTGCTCAAGCAGCAACTAATAGCTCTTGGTGCCGATGAATCGGACGCCCTTTTCAACTGCAAGAAAATTGTTTACCCAGACGACCCTCTTGCCTTGGCCATCTACGAGTACAAGGGCCAGAAGATTCTCGGCCTTCGTATAAGCGAAAACAACATGGGCATTGAGTTTGACGTGCCCAACCTTACTAACCCAGCAGCCCAAGAAAAGAAAGGAGAGGCTCAAAATGCCCTATAACGGAGAGATTATTCATTTCATGGGAGGTATTCACGACTACATTGGGGAGCTGTCTCAAACCAAACCGCATCCAATGGGTCCACACTGGTACAGGATTAACAAGCCGTGCATAACCTTTTTACAGCAAGGGCCACAAAAGCTCGTTGATGTCGTGGCGTCTATGCACGGGCCGTTCAACAAGTACAGGAAGTTTGTCGATATTTACATACCCCCAGATTCCACCATGGAAATCCGGGTACTCGACAAGAAGGGCAAGCTGTTCAAGTTTTACCAGGAGGAGCTGAGTCGGAAGGGTCAGAACCTCATCAAAGTGGCGGATAGCAGTATCGTATCGAGCCTTCAGTGATGATTAGCGACACCGACAAGTACCTTATCAGTCTCCTCCCTGTTACGGAACACGGTCAAGCACTCATGCGCTGGCTGCAACAAGAGGTTCAAGTGATCGAAGATATGGAAACGAATAGTCTTAAAATTTGTGACGACCCGATTGCCCAAGACTTTCGCTTCCTGCTCGGTGACAAGATCCGCTGTAAAAGAGTTATGGGAATCGCCGAAAAATTCACCGAAGAACTACGCAGGAAAAAACAAGGAGGGTGACTGAGATGAAGAGCATTAAACGATTAGGGTTTATTGTGCTGGCCGTGGTCATGGGTGTAGCTTTTACTATGCCTGCATGGGGAGGTACACCGTCTACGCTGAAAACGAACGTGTGGAAAATGCAACAGACTTTCAAGCATCTGGTACGCGAATGGGAACTCCCTGGTCTTGCTGGCTGGGTTGTTGACAGCTCGAACGATATTGATGATGCAACGGCCCCAAACATTACGATCTGCGATAATGTACCGTGCATGATATGGGACGGTTCTGACGAAGTTACCGGAATCATGCACACGGAGCGCCTACCCTCTAACTACCACAGCGGGCTTCATTTTTACTTCTTGGTGTCTTCTAGTGCCCAGATGGGGCTTCCCGGTCTTGATTTACAGATTTGGGTGAACAGAGAGGGGCAAGCATTTCAAACAATCCCGTACACCGGGTCTGCTGTAACTTCGTCATTAGTCGCCACCCATACAACGAACGATGTGTTGGAGATAATTTTTGATGATTCTCCAACAATGCAAATGTTTAGGGCTGGCGATTACGTAACCATGGAGATTTTCAACGCTGGTGGTGGCGGTGGTGGCGTAAAGACCAACACGGAACTAAAGGGCATTGCAGCGACATACAACGCTGATAGATAAAACTGGCCGCAATAATAGCCGTTATAAGGAGGGTAACGTAATGAACAATATCAAACGGTTTGGAGTTATAATGCTGGCCTTGTTTTTAGCCTCAGCGTTTGTTGCGCTTGCTTGGGCCGCGACTCCATCTACCTTAAAGAGAAATACGTGGACGAAGCCGCAGATTTTCAAGCATCTTGTGCGTGAGTGGGAATTGCCTGGGATGGCTGGCTGGACTGCTGACAGCGATATAACTGGTGCTAATGGAGATATAGACGGAGACTCAACACCAGAAGTCACAATCGTTGACAATATACCCTGTATTGTTTGGGACGCTTATACCGAAACTATGGGGGTTTTATTCACCAGGCGTCTGCCACCTAACTACCATAGTGGACTTACGCTGTATTTTCTGGTGTCTTCCGACGCTCAAGCAGGCACGCCATCCATTGACGCTCAGATTTGGGTAAATAGGGAGGGTGACGCATTTCAAACAATCCCATACACAGAAACCGCTGTGGCCTCGACACTGACAAACATTCACACCACGAATGATATTTTAGAGATGGTTTGGGATGATTCAGACCCGCGGCAAATGTTCGAGCCAGGCGATTGGGTAACTATCGAGGTTTTTAATGCCAACGCGAGTCTCACGACAAACACGGAGTTAAAAGGCATTGCGGCTACGTATAACGCTGACAGATAAGCACCTGGCCATCATCACAGCTATTATGCTGTTCTTGGTGGCCACCGTGCGCCTTCCCGTAAAGCTCGGGCAGGGCCGATTACTACTCTTGGCGTTGTTCCAGTTCGGGGTTCTGGTGTCATTTATGATCTTTCTTTACACCATAAACAAGTGGGCGGCTTTGTTCTTGTTGATGGCGTTCGTCTCAAGATCGTACCCGGTTCAGTCGCCCCAATCACGAGAGGCATTTCGTGTCGTGTTGATCGGTCTTATATTTTTTGTAGTCATTTATCATTTCTCGCTGCGAGGATACGACCGTTTCTTCATGCACGTCATGTGCTGGTTCGCCGTAGCGAACTGTTTAGCTGTCTGGGCGCAAAGGCTTGAATGGACCTCTATATGGCAGGGCATTCCGTCCGGGCTTATGTATAACCCGAACGAGCTGTCCGCTTCTTTTGCCATATGCTTTGCTGCCTGTATGCGAAAACTGGCCCCGAACAGACTAGGATGTAGGTTTTTTGCGTGGCTTTCCAAGATTCCAAAAATCAAACGGTTGCTCTCTCGACTTGAGCGATTGAAAGGCCCGGCAGTCTGGGCCAGAGGAGCCTGCCTGACACGCATCTTTGTACTGTTTGTTCTTGTGGGGCTCATCGGAGCATGGTCAAAGAATGGCGTGATGGCTGTTTGTTGCGCCATGATTTACTGGGGTTATGCCAGCAACTACATGCTTGCAACAACCATAATTACAGGTATCGGGGGGGTACTGTTTTTCTTTCTTCATCCCGGTTCTATCTCAAATTCTTTAGATGTACGTACGGTGTGGTGGAAACCGGCCATTGAGATATGGCCACAACGATGGGGGTTCGGCTGCGGCCTCGGTAACTGGAAGGTAACATATCCTCACTTGGTTCGTGAGGGCATCATGCCAAACGGAGCCATTCGCCTACACAGCACACACTTGCAGGGAATTATGGAGATGGGAACCACGTATGCTGTGTTTACGCTGGGCTTTATAACCTCAGTGTTTTACAGGGCAAAAGCCATTGGCCCGATTTATGTCATGGCCCTAATAACAATAATCGTGTGCGGCACGGTAAATTCCGTACTTCGCATGAACGCGATAAACGCGATGTTCATTGTCGCGTGGCTTGCAATGATAGCCGCGAGAATTATTAACACAGCGCATAAAGGAGTAAGCCAATGCCAGACGTAGAAAAAATTGAAGACGGAGCGGTCGAAGAAGAGACCCAGGAAGAAGAACTCGTGGAGGTAGACGAACAAACCGTCAAGGACGAGAAAGACGCCTTCGATGACGAAACCGAAGACGTGATGACTGACATTCACGAAGAAACTCCGAAGCCAGAAAAGGAGGACGTTGACGACGAAAAGAAAGGCATCGGAGAGGAGCTTGGCGATAAGGTCAAGCCTGACGAGAAGAAAGAAGAACCAGAAAAAAAACCAGTAGAGGGCGAAACGGAGGACGAGGAGGACGAAGACGTTAAGCGCGGCAAGGAACTGATTGAGGCTAAGGCCAAGGCCGACGAAGAAGCGCAGGTCAAGCTCGACGAAGAGAAAGCTACGGCCAAGACCGAAAAGGAGGGCACTTATTCTCCATACACGAGTAAGGTTATGCCCGAAGACTTGCAGCGCTATTCGACTGCACTTCCCGAGGGCTTTCTTCCGGATGGCATGACCCTGGAAAACGGGGAAGTTTTAGATTTTAAGACTTATCGGGAAGATAATCCGGAGCTTGTGCCCATGACCATTGCCACGGTTGTAAATGTGGTCGAACAACTTCTCGCAGCTGGTCACTTGGTTGATGCAAAAAGCGCTAAGTCAAAGCTGGACGATGTATATACAAGCATCGACAATCAGCTTTTTATGCGAACGGTGACAAATGCACGGCACGGTGTTCCCAAAGCTCGTGAGATTCACGGGAGCGACGAGTTTCAGGCTTGGCTCAAGGAACAGCCACCCGAAATACAAGCTCTGGATAGTTCCAGCGATGCAGATGACCACATTCGTATGCTCAAGCGGTATCTCAACAAGTCAGGGTTGGAGGATGCCAAGAAGAAAACCCAAGAGATTGACAAAAAGCGGGCAAAGAAAAAGAAAAAAGTTGATGGCATTCTCAAAACCACTCCAAAGTCAAAGCAAACCAAACCCGGCGTGTCTTCGGTGAGTGGTGATGACGAGGAGCGAGAGGCTTTTGAATCAGAGGACGAACCTGGCGATGAAATCATTTAACGAAACAGAGATCCCGGAAGATTTAAAGGAGGTTCTCCCGGAGGGTCAGCTAAGATGCCCTCTTTTTGTGCCCGAAAAAAATGGACCGTGTAATCGGTTATTGTTAGAGGGCGAAGCGTCTAAGAAACCACAACGACTGTACTGTAGGTCATGCAAGAAACGAGTTACCTTTAGACGGCTGTAAGGGCAAACGGCTGTAGTTTTATTTTTAACTAATCAAGCGGACCACTAGAGTCCCAAAAAAAGCTCGGATCGTGTTGATCGTCGAGCATGGAGGGACTTTAGATGCCAGACCAAAATTACAACACCGCCGGTGATATTGGCTACCGAAGCACCGGGCTTGTAAAGAAACGACTGTTAAAAAGAGGAAACTACAAGCTCGTTGCCGGAAAGTTTGGTCAACCATTCAACCAACCCAGGCACGCCACACTTACCGCTAAGTGGCGGCGCTACGACAACTTTCCTACGGCAGAGGCCCCGCTTTCAGAGGGTGTTACTCCTCCAGGGCGGAAGCTGGCCAAAACCGATGTTACAGCAACCTGCGAACAATACGGTAGCCTATAAATTGCCGTATTAAAACCGACTCTGAATAACGGGAAACCCTAAACACATGGCCAAGCAAAACACAAAAGAAATTGCCCTAGAAACAGCCGAGATTGGGTTTTGTGATGACTGCGTGCAAGGCAACCCGAGGCAAGCGGTTCTTTACGCTTACCTTGCTGGCATCATTGATGGAGAAGGCACTATTCGTATTGACAAAACAGACTACTCTCAAAAGAGAATGCGTTCACCTCAATACTTAGCTCAGATTTGCATTGGGATGAACGATAAGCAAGTTTTGGACCTTCTCAAAGAAACTTTTGGTGGCGGTAATGTAAGAGAAGAACGCGTTCCTGACCGAAGATCAGTTTGGAGATGGGCAGCGACGGGTAGATTTAGAGTGCCCCCGATTTTGCGAATGCTTTTGCCTTATCTCAAAACAAAAAGGCGTCACGCAGAGATTGTTATTGATTTTTGTGAGAACTGGGTACGGCCTTATGTATCTAGAAACGGCGTAGATCCACAGGAACTACAACGGCGTGAGGAGGCGTATCTAAAAGTACGCAAGCTCAATGCTGTTGGAGCAGCCGCAACGACTGAGCGAGTTGGCCCCGAGAGGGAGAAGCGACAGTCTGAACTCATGGGAAACCATGAGAGGGAAGTTGAAG